ATGGGTAAGGCAAAACGCAAACTGCATCTGTTCAAACAGTACCGAGAGAACATTGAGTTGCTTTGTGAGAATCCATACTATAAGCGCGATGTTTTGAAGGACATTGTGATATGTCCGATATGCTTTCATACATTCAAGGAGTCAGACGTGCATAAAAGCGGGGATAAGAATTATCTAACGATAGAGCACGTCCCGCCCGAACACTTAGGTGGTAAAACCGAAGTCCTAACCTGTCACAAGTGCAATAATTTTTTCAGCAATGCTGACAAAGAACTGAATTACATCCCTGATCGACCCGATTCAAAGGTTGTCAATTGGAGAGCAAAGTTGAAATCAGAAGAAGGTCGGTTTGGCGCAATTACAGAATTTGACTTCAATAAGAATGAAGTGAAGTTCACCATGAGCAACAAGGATGACCTCATGAGGTTTGTGGATTCAGTCAAAGATAAAAAGGAATTCAATTTTGAAGTCAAGGACAGAACCAGAGAGGTCGGTGCAAACATTTTGAAGATCGCCTACCTGTTGGCCTTTCATAAGTTTGGCTATGGTTTAATAATGCACCCTCAGTACAATTTCATAAGGGCACAGATCAACAATCCTTATGAAGAGATACTTGACAATCATGGAGTAGTACATTTTTCAAAAGATAACACTTTGCCAGATGGTGTTTTTGTTGTTAAGCAACCGAAGGAATTGGTCTCGTTACTCGTTCGATTTAAATTGACCAAACAGAATGGCAACACCGACTCCTATTCAGTTCACCTTCCGTCTCCTGTTGATGATGCAGTCGAGTTCTATAAGAGATTGAATGAACTGACTGCCGGTGCAAAATATGTTGTGGCGAACTTCAACGACTTAGACTACTGGCATGACCGGACACAGACCTTTGCTGCCATCCAAGAGTTAGATCAATACAGATTAAAGAGGTCTTGAATTTTCTGCTTGTACTGTTTCTCACATGCTTCTCTTAATGCAAGCCTTTCAGGTGTATCAATATCCCGCACATGAATTTCGTCAACATGTCGTGCGCCACTTTCCAAGTCATATTCATGTATTACAGTTCCATCAGTGTAGAATGCGTACTCGCTGTCGAGATTGTTTTTGCCGATACTGATTCTGCAAATTTCTGTCATCATCTTGAATTCCATAAGTTTTTCGTTTGATCGATTGAACCTACGGTATTCAAAACATCCGGTCAAGATATTTCGAATAAATGTTCGTTGATAGTCAGATAGTTACGCTTTCTCTATATTATATATGCTAAGTGACACCGTTAACTTCGGTTAACAAATCAACCCCCAAAAATTCAGAAATAGCCGGGTAAATTGTTGGCATTCGCGTAATGTCCACACCATTATCATCAATCAAGTCAACTACTTTTTGTTTTGCTTCCTTTACTTCATCAGGACAATTCGAACATACCTTTAATTTCGGTTCGAACTCTAAGTATTCTTTCCCCTTCTGTTGAATCATTTTTATCAAGAAATCTTTGTGTTCTTGATCAACAAGGAACCCGTCAAAGATGCTGTATAGCGTTATAGAAGGAAATTTATCAGTCAACGTATTGTGGATGTCATTTATTAATGTTGATTCTATCTTCATCAACTTCACTGCCATGCCGTTCTTCTTTTTCACCGACATTCGAAAAGTTTTGTTAGTAATCGTTTTGTAACCCGATGACTCATTTTTGTTCACATGGTCAATGTAGTGAGTTATTTGTTCGTACTTATTTCGTAAAAACCGAATAAACTTTCTGCTTGTAAAGCATCCGGTTAACCAGTACATCACATTCAATTTGGCAAGATCACGGGTGTAATTGGTTCCGTTCCTCGTACTATACTCACTTGCCATCATGGTGTAGAAGTCGTTGCTAAGTACATCTTGTTTGAACTGTAAGACCTCCTGAATCAAGTAATCTTTACCATTGATGCCAAACATTGGCTCATAATGACCACCCCTTAAATCGGCTTTAATCGCTTTTATGATCATCTGTAGGTGAGATGATGAAAAGTCAACATCGATGAGATTGTTTCCACTGTTGTCTTTCAACAACACTCTATCCTCTTTCTTCATCATATTGACGTGATTATACACCCTGCCTGTTGTTGTACAGATAACGGGGACACCAATACAGGTACGGCTGTTGGTTGTTCTTACGTTGTCTTCTATTTTCCCGTGTGGTGTCCCCTTACCAGAACTATTCCCTGTATGGTGTCCCTGTAATAAACGTTTTCCCCGTGTGGTGTCCCCCTCTGTGTTGATTGTTGTAACGTCACCTTTATACTGGTTGGAAATGATGTAAGCCTTGGGTCGATTCAGTAAATTCCCAATGGAGTTGAAGCGGTAACTGTGATTGACCTCGATGATTCCAAGTGTGTGCTCAAGAATAAACATTGCTGTCAGTCTTGTACGACTGGTAAGGCATTTTTCTAACTGAACTTTGGAGATGTTAACGTATTGATCAAACCTATGCTTGCCCTGCTGAATGCTCAGTATTTCGCTCAGGATTAATTGGCAAGGGAATAAGTAGGTTTTCTTGAGGTCAGCAAGGATAACATCTTTGATGATTGTTTTCTTAATGCCTCTTTCTTTTACGGTAATTTTTACTGATTTGTAGTCAACGGTGTTGTTGAATGATTCTTCAAGAATGTCTTGAATCTTTGCGGTCGTGAGTAGTTTCAATGCTCATTTGTTCTTATGGTTTAAAGTGATTGTTGTTCTCAATTAGTGTTGTTTTTACTAAAGGTGACCGTTGTCGACACGGTCACCTTACAATCACTAAAATGAGTGAGGGAACTTCCCTCGTTATATAAATAGTCAATTTTCAAAAAGGTGCATGAATATTTTACCCTATCCAAAAATTACTACTGGTAAAAGCAATTATAGAGGCCAGAATTTGATTTTCCAAGGGCCGAATGAGCCAGATCATTTCCAAAAAAACGTTGATTATTAACCAGTTACACGGCATTTTCGATACCCCAATGTTAGTTGGGGTGATTTTAAAAAAATACCTGTTGAAGAAATTCTGTTAGAGCAGTACTTTCTTTAGGTGCTCCACCTTTTTTTGAATGTCGATTACCGTCATGTCGATCATGAATATCTGGTTGGCGATCTTGTGACCATCGTTCCGTTGGTTGGATTCCAAAATGTTAATTAAGGTTTCAATGTGCTGACGTGAATTATCGAACACGGCCAAAAGTTCTTTCAACTTAGTTGTCATAGAGGGTAACGTTTATTGTGTAAACGAATTTATCATCTAATATCAAGCAGATCAATCCGGAAAACCTAACAAATCACTTTCTCAACTCCCAAAGTATTTTGGCTTTGATCATCCTTTGAAGTCTTCTTGTTAGTTCTGCTGACTTGCCAATGAATTGTCGTTGTGGTAATCGTTCTGTTCCATCGTTGTGGTATTTCGCATAAGAGACATTTGTTCCAATGCTGACACTGTTGGACGTTACCCTTGTCAACCTGATAGATTTTCGTAATCGTCCAGACTTAACAAGCAAAGAACGCCTTGACGATCTCGCACCATCACCATCAACTTTGCGGGGTGACCACGGTTTTCCTTCCGGGGATTCTTCTTTCTTGAACAAGTTCAAAAAGAATATCAGTGCTTCATTTCCGACATCACGGGGTAATCGTCTCAATAGTCGTTGAACTCTTGCAAGTTTGCCCGACCATATTCTGGCGAAGTCATGAGCACTGTTGGACATAGGTTAATAATGTACATCAGCGTCAATCGTAAACGGATTGACAGTAATATTATTTAATTCATCTTTGGCCGTGTCGTCAATGTAACTGTATGAGTATTCTTGTTGCCAGATGATCAGATTATCAAAGTCAGTGTCTTGTATCTCAAAGCGTCTATAGAAGTCTTGAAATCCATTCTTGGGCAACGCGTTTGATAACTTCTGAAACAGGTAGTCTTTCCACAATAGAATGTCTTCATCATCGTGCTTCAAGGATTGCAAACATAGGTATAGAATAAATGTGCCGTTAATTTCTTGTCGCCCTACTGAGAGTTGGTTGTATTCATTTTCGAATTGAATGAAGACCGCAGGAAATCTGACGGGATTGGCGTTACCCTCTTTCAGTTTGCTGATCTGGTTGTTCCAAAGGTTGAATTGTTTTACTTCACTTGGTAGTGATTGTTTTATTGCATTGTAAATCCTGATGCTTGTTGTTTGTCCTGTAGTCATTTCTCATAAGAGTCGTAGATAAGGTTATGACACTATGTTTCTGTCGGTCATTCGTCTCCAATTGGTTCCATCGCTGAAAGCAACGACTGATCCACCTGATTCGTCACTGACGTAAATCATTCGCCCGGCAATGGATGCTGATGGCAAAGTGCTAACTGTGAATGATCTCAATTGATGAAGGTCTACGTATTCCTTGTTTGTCAAGGATGAATTAGTGAAGCCTGTCCAATAGTTTGAACGGTCGTACTCGATGCCTTTAGTCGTTGTTCGTACATCAGAGAATTTTGCGCCATCTGCACTGGCATTTAGACTGAACGTTAAGTCCCCACACTGGAATGAAGAGATATTGCCACCAAGGAACAACGATGAATTCAATTCATTTACTGAGTCACTGAATGTCAAACTAAAGTTGAAAGGCGACATGTAGAAATACGATTGTGTGCCATCCGTACTGCTGACGTTCATCGTGCTTGAATTTCTGCTGAACGAGTAGTAGCCGTTGTTCCAATCATCATTCGTTGAGAATTGTAGAGTGCTCGTTCCTAATGATGTATATGATTGTTCGTAGCCATCATTAACGTCTATGGTAATATTGTAATCACCGATATTAACGTCAGAAGCGAGGCTTTTAAGTCGGATCGTGCTTCCGGTTATTTCAATATTGTCTGGTGTTTGAATGCTGAATGAACCGTGGAAATTGTTTGATCCATAGTAGTTCATGGTGTCACCTGACGCTTGCTCAAAGCGTCCGTCTTCTATATTGTATTTTGTATCGAACATACTATTAAATACTCTTTTGTTGGTTGTTAATTGTCGCTTGTTGTTGATATAAAGTATTTAGTTTTTCGATCAGTGCTTTGATTTTTACTGAGTTGTTTTTCTCTATAGCCTTTTGAAGACACGTTTTGGTTCGATAAATCTTTTGAGTAAGTACACATTTGGTTCTGTTCTGCTCGTATCGCATTTTTTCCTTTTTCATAATTGCTTCTCGGTTCTTCAAATAGTATTGTCTTCTACGCTCTGCGATTTTCTCCTTATTTTTTTCGCGGGTTCGTTTTGCGTTCCTGCTAACACGCTTCATATATGCCGGATCAGATACTTTTCGTTGATTGTGCTGTTCGAGTGCGTAGTCTTTATACTTCATACCATGTTTCTCTTCCCAATTGGCAATAAACTGTTTGTTCCATAATGCTACTTTGTCAGGGTGTTTTAAGGCATACTCTGTTCGGTATTCGTTGTAGTAATTCTTTTTGCGCTTTTGATTTTTCTTGACAGTTTTGCTATGGCAAGGTTTACATTGTGATGATGTTGCATAGAATTCTGTTGAGTGTTTTCTTTTTCTACATTTTTTGCAGGTTTTGAATTCAGTTGGTTCCTTTTTCGGTCTTCCCATTTTTCATAATGTTTCACTTTAAGGTTATTAGTACATAGCAAGTCCGTCCCTGCGTTTTTCTATGAGTTTGTCGGTGACGCTGTACTCCTTGAAATCTATAAAGTCGCGAACGGTCACCAATTTGTCCGTTGTCGCCATAATGACTTTGTTATTTTGGATAGTGAGTTTCTCTGCAACCTTTAATTCACCAGTGAGAAAGCGTTGACCTCGTTCGTTGATTTTCCAAAACCCGTTTCCGGTTTCACTTTTTTCTATCAGACGGTAATACCTGAGTGTGGAGTAGTCATTGCACATCATTTCATAGTTCGCTTGTACAATGTCTCTGATGACAGAATAGTGAGAATCGCCACCACTTTTATTTAGTTCATGTAGGAAAAGCACCAGTGCTTTGGACAGTGATCTTTCAATAGGTGGTTTTGTATTACCTGTTATGGATTTTGCCTTGATCAACTCATAGGTTGTTGCTCTGAGTTTTTGCAATAGTTCATCACCAAGCAGTGCGAGGTGCTGAATAGTGATTCCAGTTGTCGTTTGGATTAGGTCAATAAGGGATTTCCCTTGTTGGATTGCCGAATCGATTACCTTGATGGATTCGGGGAATGATAATGTATAACTCATGTGTGATTGTATTTATATTTTATAAATACTGAGTTTTAGGTAAATCTTTTCCCGAACTTGTGTTTCGGTGAAAATAAATATTTATGACTTTAATTTCCCTTACTTTAAATCATGGCCATCCGATTATGATGGCGGATATTCTAATAAGTTCGAAACAGTGTGAGGGTGGAATTAAAACACCGACCTTCGTAGATGGTACAAAGCGCGTGTTACCGGAGGATGCTGTTTACAAACCGTTGACCCTACGGCAAAAACTCTATGTAATTAATGATCGACTTTGTGTAGCATTCGCAGGTAGCATGTCACAAGCAAAACTATGTTTAAGTGAATTGAAGAAATCTTTTAGTGATGTGGATTTTAATGATGATGAACTATTACATTTTGTTGAGAAGTATCCCAAGAAGAATAGTAATAAGTTAACTGCAATAGTACTCAAGAGTAGCAAGGATGGGGATGGATATGTCTTTGCTGCAAGGTCAATCGGAAAGGTATCGATACTGGAAAACGAGAGATATGAAAAGGTTTTTGCTGATGGAACGGGCAAAGATCAGTTTTTGAAATTTATTGATTCAAACCCTGCATTCGATACGGACATCACAAATGAGGATGGATTTCTTGTGATGAATCAGTATTTGATTTCCTATTGGCTTGGTCGAGAAGTATCAAGAGCGGATTCCCTCTTGAACCATTGGGGTGCAGGGTATGAGATGATTATTTTCGAGAACGGCAAATTCGTTAAACTCGATGAATACACGGTTGTACTTCTTGCAGGTGAGTTCGGTAAGAATGTTGAATTTGATCCTGCTCCGTTTAATACGATTATGGTAAACTATCAGGATGACTTAATGGTCATCCGCGCATTCGCTAATGATGTTCAGACTATTTTTGCTGTACCGACTATACTTGATTCCGGGAAAGAGTTTGCCGTGCGTAAGCATGAGGCAAAGCATCAGAACTTGATGATTACTTACATAGTTGTTGATGTAGATCGAAACGTTGAGTATTTCCCAACGGTTGTTAGACCGAGGAATGTCAATAAAAAGGGTGAGACACCAATTGTATTTGAAAGAACAGAGGACAAACTGAGATTGTACACAAGCAGGAAACATGATGCTCAGGTGCGTGAATGGCTTTCAAAGATTGTTGAGTTCGAAATTACTGGTTAGAAAAGGTTGTCGAAAACGTAAGCCTGTCCAACGGTAAGAAACGCGTCACCACCTTTCAAATATTTTTTGAAATCCTCTTTGAGGAATTGACAAATCATGAGGTCAAGTGCGTCACTCATGTGACCGTATTCTTCCATAGATTGTCCAGTGACTTTGTCCTTGACCCTTTTCTTGAGTTTGCTTCCGTCTTCTGCACGTTTGACGTTGATCAAATCCTGAATTAAATTTTCACAGGTCTCTTGCACCTGGACACAAACCCCGCCTACATCCCCGGTGAAAATAGCACCAATGTATTCGCCTCTCTGAAACACGTTAGGGTTCTTGGAAGGGACATGATCTTTAACACCTATATAAGGTTTTAAGCCTTCAAGGATCGCGGTGTAATCATTTACACCGTCTGCTGTTCTGGTGGAGTTGTTCTTACCAGATGCATCACCAGTGACATAAATCCCACTGTAGTGATGTGGGTAGCGTCTTACAAATTCTTTGATAACATTCGAAGGACGGTTATAAGGATGTGCAAGGGCAATTTCATCGATGATGTTTAAGGTCTTTCCAGACAATTGACCAATGATACAGGCCGAAAACGGAAGGACGTTAAAGTCCCAACTGAGAATCAAAGGGAGTTCTGGATTGTATCGAAGATCGGATTTGGTATTAACACCCGGACTAAACGAGGAATAGAAACCACCCCCGGTCTGATCAGTTCCGAAGTTACCTAACACTTTTACCTGATAAGCATTTGGATTGTTCTTGTAACGGGCTTTTATACTTTCTCCGAACTCATGACGATTTATGAAATCGTTGTTCAAGTATGTGGTCTTGTCAATGTGCGTGTCTTTCGACAGGTCATCCACCTCAAAAAATCTCTTGTACAACCAATGGCTTTTACTGATTGGATTGAATGACAAAATGATCTGTTTGTAAGTGGGATAGTCAGTACGAAGACGGTCAGCGAGTTCATCAAAATCGGTGGACTCCAACTCGGTGGCTTCCTCGATCCAGATTGCACTTATACGCGATATGGACTTGATCTTTTCTGGATCGTCAATCCCACTGAATAGAATGACACTACCGAATAGTTCAATCTGCAAAGGACTGGTTGTGATATTGGCGTAAGAGGCCAACCCCATGTCCTTCAAAACTGAGACGAATTCGGCAAAGACTGATTGTCTTAATTTATCCGATACCTTACGGACTACAAGAACACGGTGATTGATGCCATCGGTTAGAATCCTGTATAGGATTTTCTGAGCAATGAAGACCGACTTACCCGATGAAATACCACCGTAGAGAATAAGGTATTTCTTGTTATTCTTTAATAGGGGATAGAAATGTTTTGAAACAATCGTTGGAAGATTGGAAAGATCGACCTGCATTAATCATTACCCTGTTCATTAAGGTTATCGTCTTCAATGACAGTCACGTCCTCAATAGGCAATTCAAGGTCAGCCGGTTTACCGATTACGATGATACCAGCACCTACACCATCACCTTTCACGGCCATTGCCGACAATCGGGGTTGAGAGAATTCCAGCATCCTCAAGTAGAGTTCCACCCCACGACTACGGACGGACTCATTTTCTGATCTCAGTAGCGAGTCAAGGGCAATGTTTACTGCTGGCAGATTCTGCTTTGCAGCGTGGGCAAGTAGTTCCTTGGTCTCTTGGTTAACCCTATTGAGTGTTCCCGGTTTCTTCCCGTTAGGGTTCAAGACCTGACCTTTCTTGACCGGGGTTAGTCCTGCCAGTTGTCTTTCTTTTGGTGTTAATGTTTTGGTTTCTTCCATCAGTGATTTCGAACACGGGGAAAAGTGCCCCGCCCTCCCTTCTAAATACTCGGTTGATGTGCTTTTGATGTGTTGGGGTGCCGTGTTCTATCCTTTCTGAATAGCCCTGTATTTCTCACTGTGGTGGCCTTTCCCGTGGTCGATTCTTACGGGTGGGCTGCTGGTGGGTTGATCCGAACATGGCCTATAAGCGATTTAAATAGGTCTATCGGTGGGTGTCTTCATGTAAGAAAATCAGCAAAACCGTGAAGGTATTTGTTTGTAACTAATGTTACAGATAGTTACCTTTTGGTATATTTGAGTATTAATTGAAAACAAAACGAATATGATCAGGTCAACAATCACAGCAGCCGAATTCGAACAACTCACTTGGATGTCTTTTGCCTCAATTGCAACTAACATCAACGACATCTCTGTTGCCCTGATCGAGAACGGGATAGTTCAGATTTCAGTGTTGGGTTACGAGATCAAGACCATGACCGTGTCCGATTACAATTCAATTATCAAATAGTCTATAGTCAACTTTAATCAATATCAGTTATGAAAAACGTCATTGACATCAACAAAGAGAACTACATGAGATTTGAAACAATGACCGACCTTGTAAACGCAATGCGTAGAAGTCAAAAGGTTTGGTCATGGGGTGCACGGGGTTGGACTAACATGGAACACAAGTTCCTGAAATTCCGTGTATCGGGTCATTTGTTCAAAGGTGTGGTGTACATCGGGGTCAACGGCAAGGACTTGTTTGACGTGTACCTGACCAACCTCAAGGGAGTGATTCAACAGGAGGTCAATGACGTGTATATCGAAGACCTGATTGATACAATTGACGGGAAGGTGGAGAAAATACCTGCCTATGCATGGTAGGATCGAACACGGAAGGGGTTTAATAACCCCTTCTTTTTTTAACTTTAAACCGTGGCAAAAATGATAGCGTACTACAGGGTTTCAACCAAGAAACAGGGGAATTCAGGTCTAGGTCTCGATGCACAAAAGAAGACCGTTCAGGACTTTATCAAAGCGGATAAGAGGCGTTCACTGATTGCTGAATACAAAGACGTGGAGTCCGGGAAGAATGACGACAGACCCGAACTAATGAAGGCGATTGACCATGCAAAGAAGACCGGGGCAACACTGCTTATTGCCAAACTCGATAGGCTTTCCCGTAACGTGTCATTTATCTTCACCCTGCGAGATACCAAGGTAGATTTCCGGGCATTGGATTTACCAGATGCCAACACCCTAACCATTGGGATATTTGCCAGTGTCGCCCAACATGAGCGCGAACGGATAAGCGAACGGATCAAAGATGCATTAGCAGCGAAACGAAGACGGGGCGAACCGTTGGGAACTGTTGCCAACATGACTGCCAAAGGAAGGAAGAAAGCAGTTCAAGCAATCAAAGTAAAAGCACAACAGGACAAGAACAATCTACAGGCGTTGGAATTGATACGTGACAAGAGAAAAGCCGGGATGACCTATCAAGAAATTGCTGACCGTCTTAACAAACTTCAATACACTACCAGCAAAGGAGGAATGTTTAAAGCGATAACCGTTAGAAAACTTTTGGAGCGATCCAATAAATGGGAACTAAAGGCATGAGCACGGAACAGGAATCGGTAAAGGTATATCTTGATTACAATATCATCCGCTATCTTCAAGAGGGACGGATTACTATCGAACAAATCAGGGAAAAATTAAATATCACAAATGAGATCGTGTTTCCCTTCTCGGCTTCACATATTCAAGAAATTGACAATATCTCTGACTCCAATCCAGACCGGGACAAAATAATTACTGAACGGGTGGCCTTCATCAATACCCTTTCGAAGGGTCATTACCTGTACTCGAAGTTGGAAGAACCGAATAGGCTTTATTGGAAAACTACCGATGCGTTTGAAGTCTTAGAAACAATTCGGGAAGTTCCATTTGCTAAATCTGCAATGAAGAATCTTTCCAATTTCGTAAATGAGTCTCAAAGGAAATCGGTAAGGGAAATGTTAGGTGTCGATTCAAAGGAGGTCAACAACTATACAGTGACGGAAGTCCTTGGTCATCTCGAAAAAATGGCGGGGATGGCTAACATGACATTTGTCGAATTCATGGCAAAGGCGAAATCATTTCATAAGTACAGTCACACTTTTGGGTTTCATAATGACGTTGCTGGTGTATTTGAAATGTTGGACATGGTTGGATATTGGAAAGATGCATATAAACAGGACTCAAACTATGCCAGACTATGGGATTCCTCTCATTGTGCCTTTGGTGCGTACTGTGACCTTTTAATCACGAATGACCGCAATACTGCGAACAAATCGCAGGTAGTCTACACCATGTATGAAGTATCCACTCAGATTATTTTGTGGCGATAATCTTCACTTCTACCATTTTACCCACAGCAACTCTTTGATTGCTGAATGGGTGGGCATTTGACAGTGCCGTAAGAGCAGAACACGCAGCAATCACCTGCTTTCGGTTTCAAGACTGTTTTGCATTTTTCACAATCGTAAAAATATTGGCAAGCGTCAATCGGCATGGTTTCCTCTTTCTGATGACCGCATGTGGGACAGGTAATAGTCGAATTAAGTACTATGTCAGTTGTCATTCTTTGCTACTTCTGTTATCAATAATTTGTTGCTAAATGGGTCAATTACTTCGAAACATGGGGCGTTCCAAGGTGCTATTTCTATGCCGGGTTTGTTATACCTGTATTCTTTCGCACAAATCTCGTTATGCATTGCCCGTGCATCATCAATTGTAATATAGGCCTTTGAACCGGGACTGCAATCTCCATGATGTTCGGATAAATGTAAGACAATTCCATTACGAGAAACCTGCATGTAGATTGGAGAATTTTCGTTGAACTTGTGTTCCCAATCGATGCTAAATCCTAGCCAGTCAACGTAGAATTCAACGGCCTTTTTATAGTCGAAGATTCGAAAGATCGGGACAACACTTGTCGGCATGGACTTATAATGAATTTGTAATCTCAGTCAATCTTTTTGTGAGATCGTTCCCGCAAAAGTACTTCGTATTGTCGGCCCAAGGATGTATGGATTCACTTAACTGATGTGCATATTCAAAAGGTCTCGGTATCGCATTATTCCAAGCAACTTCTTTATCAAAGAACATATAAATGTCCCACGCCTTTTCTCCTTTTGGATTTAGTTTTTTGGCAACCAAATCACCAAACTTGTTTTCGGCATCAAAGTATTGAACTATCGATGGGTCTTTAAACATAGAGGCGGCCTTGTAGGCATTCTCTTTATCGTCAGACTTTAGCATATTTGTCCACACTATAGTTATGCTGATATTCTTTTCTGCCATTTGTTTAATGACAGTTTGTTGAACCGCTTGAGCACCTTGTAAACACCACCCACAAGTAGAAGATAAGATTGCAACAAATTTGACCTTGCCATTTTGTTTATTGAACGTGTTCTTTAAATCTTCGATGTTGGAGAGCATTCGAAGGTTCAAATTCTTCTCAACTGGAACGTTGACTTTAGGCATACTGCTGCAAGTTTCCGGTGTGCATGAGCCTTTTGAACAACAAGCCGCTTGCAAACTTCCCTTCAATTGGGAACTGTTACCTTCAACTACATATCCAGTAGCATTGATGGCAGCGATAATCTTCTTTTCATCAACCTTTTGGGCATCAAATACGACCGTGGTAGATTTGTTTGTATAAGATGCATCAACAGATGAAACTCCTGAAACTTTCAATACTTCTGTTTCAATGTGGTGCTCACAACTTGAACAGGTCATGCCACTGACGGAAAGTGTAATTGTTTTGCTTTTATCCTGATTGGCAGCAACAACGCTATTGTTGTATTGTACGAAGTACTTTGAATAAGAGGGAAACGAAATAAGTAACAATGACAAAACGGTGACCGCAGCAAGGAACTTCCGTGATTGTAAGAAAGATTGTCTTGGCGCACAACCGCAGTCATCTTCTTTTTCTTTTGTAAGCCTAATATTTTTATACCACGCGAAGCCTAAAAGTAGAAATGTACCCCCAATGAAAAAGGGCCGAAAGGACTCAAGCCACGAAACATTGGACATTAAACTGCTGGATCCACCAATTACTCCGAGAAGTGGAACAATGCAACAGAGGGAGGCGGTTGCTGATGTAACAATCGTTAATAACACAGGTGCTTTCAT